GTCATCCCTATATAACTTTAACATAACACCTGTCCACACAGGCCAGAAATCAGGGTATTTCTCTATTACTAAATTAGCTTTATTATACATCCATAATCTCAATCCTTTAGCTTTAACATCGTCAGAAGTTAACCACCAATCAGGATTGTTTGTTGGTGAGTATTCTTTAGACAATGCTTCTACATCTTCCCAATAAACCATTGCTTCTGCAAAACCTTGAGCTGCTTCGTATTCCATAATTGCAGGGTTTGTTCTCCATTGTGTTTTCATTTCATTAAATATATCTTTTGTAGCAGGTGGAGATATCATTCCATATTCATCTGCTTGAAAACCAGGTAGTTGTAATTTAAGTTCTTCTCTATATAAACGTTTTAATAATGTTTTATTAAGACTAGATATATTAACTTTATCTAAGTTTTGTGTATATGTTTTGTATCTAAAGAAACCTATTGTGTCATTTACAGCTCTACGATATTGGTCAGGACTTAGTAAATTCTTTTCATGTACAATATCATCATAACTTTTTTCTTCAAATGGATTATCTATGTTTAGGTAGTATCCACTTACATCAAGAGAATCAAATATAGCAGCATTTTCTTTTTGCCATTGTTGTACTCTTACACTGTATGGTTGTCTACCTACTTCTGATTGTGACCTAGGACTTAACATATATGGATGTTCTATGCCATATAGTTCAAAAAACTCATTGTATGTAGCCATGTCATTATTATTATTCTTTTCTCGTATTCTTATATACTCTTCATATAGAACAGCTTGTCCCCATAAGTTACCTTGTTCATCATCTACAAAGTATTCAGGTTGAAATCCTGTAGGTCCAAAGAATTGATATAAAAATTGGAAACCAAACAATGTACCTGATTTATGTTTTGCATACTCTAAATATGCATCTTCTAATTGACCTTGTGTAAGTTCACCTTTAGCTATACCTGGATATAATTTATCAAGATATCTATCTAACTTACCTGTTTCATATAACCTATTTGGTTCACCAGCAGATACACCCCATCTGTATATATCAATAGTAGCTTTAGCTCTCATACGTTCTGCTTCTGTACTACTGTCGTTTATAACATCAAAATCATCTGCACCAGTAAATAACCATGCATTTAATTTTTTATAAACAGGTGATATAGCAAATATATCTGATAGTTTTTCTGGAGGTGGGAACTCACCAAATAAAAACTTTTCTAAACTATTAGCCCAACCATACTTAGCACCCATCTTTGTACTAGCATTTTCTATAGGAGGTAATACTCTATCTATTGCAAAAGCTACAAATGGGTTAGGACCTGGTACAAAACCTTGACCTAGTAAGTTAACACCTTGTACATAACCTCTTGGAGATATTTGTACTCCTTGTTCACCATCTGATAATTCATCATCAAATACTAAGTTTGACATAAAACCACCAAAAGGATAAACAAACATATCTTCTGTTGGGTCTTGTGGATTAGGTACAAACAAACCATCTTCAGAACTACCACCTAATGCATCTGCAGCACTACCACCTCTAAATCCTACGTGACCTTTACGTAATACATATGGATTTTCTGCAAGTAACTTACCCCATGTTTGGAATACTTCAAACCATACTTCAGCAAATGGAAATATGTTTACTAACTTATCAGATATTGTATGTCTTTGTTTTGTGTCATATAGTAATTCTTTTACTCCTGCTAAACCATATGCTTTAGATTCTGTATTCATAGCTTGATAATCATCAATCTTTCCAGGTGCATATAGTTTATCTGCAGCTCTTAACTCATCAATAACTTTTTTAGGCACTGATGCATCTTGTGCTTCTTTAATAAACTTTTGTCTTAATGGTCTACTAAAGTCTTCAAACCTTTCACCAATAAACATCCATCTAAATTGTTTAAATGTTGTAGACCTATTCAAAATACCTATAGGTTTAGTCATAAGATGGTCAAATACAGTTTGATAAAATACATCCATAGCATCTTCTACTTGTCCTAAGAAATTCTTATCTCCTGCATCATCAGCAAGATTTCTAGTTACAGTCATCATGCCTGGGTCTAAACCATCTGTTTTGTTATAGTAAAGTTTTAATTCATCAATAACTTTTGCTTTTTTAAATCTTTTAGTTAAGTTAGCTTCAGTACTAAAAAACTCTACAATGTCTTTTTTATTAGAACCATCAGTACCAAACTTTGCAAGTTTACCTTCTGCAATCATTTGTCTTATATTTTGGTTACCTGTGTTTTGATTTAATCTAAGTTTGTATTGATATGTACCATCAGCTTGTTTAAATATATCTTTACCTTCTGTTATTTGTCCACCAGCAGATATACGTATTCTTGATTCTAAAAATTGTAAATGTTGGTCTAATGTATCAGAACCATCTTTAAGTAATTCAGACCATTTGTTTCCACCGTATTTAACTAAATCTACTCTTGCTTGTCTACCTGCTGCACTTAGTATCCATTCATTTAACTCTGGTGTACCATAACCATATTTTGCAACTTGTTGTGCTATAGGGTCATTTCTTAAATGTCTTAGTTCTGCATATATTGATTCAGCAATTTCATCAACAGTTAAATCTGTTTTTTCTTTAGCAAGATATTCTAGGTATTTATTTTTTCTACGACTACCACCATCAGCTATATCAGTAGGTCTAAATGTTTTTTGCATAGCTTCTATTACTTCTTCTTGCATTAAAAACTCTACAGCATCATTGTTTTGCTTTGCTTTACTATATTTACCTAATGATATTTTTTCTAACATTGCACCAGCTTTACTATTAGGGTTGTGTGCAAATACCCATTGCAAATATTCATGTGGTTTGTTATAAAATCCTGCTAATCCTTTAACAGCTATACGTGCTTGTTCTTCTAAGAACACACGTGTAAAGAAAGCAAACCTCATAAGCACTAATGGTTTAAATACATTTCTTGTGTAAAAATTAGCTAAGTTTGTACCAAAGTTATTTTCTAATCTTTTAACAGATATAACACCAGGCTCAAATGGATTAGGCATATCATCAGGATTTTTAGACCAAGGTGCATGATACTTTAACCATTGTTGTGTATCGTATCTTAAACTTGCACGTTTATAAACACCGTCACCAACTTTTTCATAAGGTTTAAACATTTTGCCCATAGCTTTATCTAATAATCTGTAATCAAGAAGTGGTGCTATATTGTCTTGCATTTCATCAAATAAAGATGCAGTCATAGTTTGTACTTCACGTCTATTATTAAATATTGCAGCACCATCATCATTAATTTCATATCCATGAAAACCAGAACCTATGTTAGGTAATATCTTTTTATTTTTACCTGTTGCATAGATTTTCATTTTGTTTTGACCTTCAAACATTTCTTTAGCTGCTTGAGCAACATATTCAAAGTTACCACCTTTAGCTTTAACCATTTGTACATCTCTCATAGCTTGTGTATTAGCAAAACTTCTTAATGCAGCTTTATCCATAGCATCAATAGAAGAAAACTCTTTTAATATCTTTGATGCTTCTGTAGGGTCATATCCATTGATTTGAAGATGAGATGCAAGTTGTCTGTAACCTACTTCAATATTGCTAAGAGGTATACCCATTTCAGGTACAACACCTAACATTTTTCTAAAGTATGGATTGTAACTAGAGTTAAAGTTAGAACTAAAACCTAAATATCTTTCAAAATCAGGTAGTTCTATACCTTCTTCCATTTTTACTTTTCTATATTCAGCAACACTATCCATCTTATCTACAACTTCATCAACAGAATCTTCTACTCTAATTAATCGTGATGGTTCTTTTCTATATATTACTTCACGTACCTTACGTGATTTTTCTCCTACCCAACTACCAAATGTTCTATATGATGCATTAGGATTTATACCTGTTTTTATTAAAGCTCTGTTTAAAGCTAATGAACCTGTTTTAGGTAACATCTTTCCAGGTAATGTATAAGGTACTGCTTGTCCAGCTGCATCTTTTATAACATATCCTGATTTACCAACCATATCTCCAAACATACTTTGTATTTGTACCCAATCATCTGTAGCAGCTATATCATCTCTAACTTGATATGGTAAATGTTTAGTAATTGGATTAGTGGCTAAGTACATTAAATCATCTTCACCAGTTGCAGCTAAGGTTTTAAAGAACTCTACATTAGTAGGTTGATTTAATATATCGTCAGTTGTAGCTTGAAAGAACCTTGGTACTCTACCAAACAATGTATTTTCTTTTTTAAGTTTACGTAAACCTTTTTTAACAGCACGTCTATCTTTGGTATATTCTTTATTTTTAATAAATCTACCTGTATTATCTTGAAACTTAGCAATATCACCAGTACCAGTAAGACCATCTATTTCATCTCCTACTGTTTCTAAAATATCATCAGCCATAGCTCTAGGACTAATTTTTACAGTTTTACCTGTTTTTTTAACTCTACCTGTTTCTAATAAATCAAATGCTTTATTAACACCTCTTAAACCTTTATTAAGATTTTTTACTCCTCTAACACCTTTAGCAGCAAATATCTCAGGAGCAAATTGATATAACATATCTGTAGTACCAGATAGTATTTCAAATGCTTTTGTACCTGGTTCATAAAATTCTGCAGCTGTAACCTTACCTGGTGAATATTCAAGAAGAATATCTCTATTACCCCATTCAGGTCTGTAATAATCTTGTTCTGTTTGTCCAGCCCAAAAGAATCTTTGTCTTGCTCTACCAGCGTAAAAGTTTATTTTGTTAGGGTTATAACTAGATGTGTAATGTATTTCACCATTTTCATCACGTTGTTTAATTGGTTCACCAATATGCTTGTAAATAAAATCGCTGGCTTGTTCTGGTGACATACCATACTTTTGTGTTAAATCTATGTAATAAGGTGTATCTTCTGCTTGTACACTTTCTAATGTTATTTTTGTAGCCCTATCAAAGTTAAGTGGCTTTCCTTGTACAACATTACGCCACATATTAGCAAGTACTGGTTCACCACCCATATTGTGTGCTTCAGATACCATATCCATATATTTACGTATATTGTCTATACCACCTACTTCTTCACCCAAACCTTTAACAGATGATTGACTTAGGTCTATTTGCAACATACTTTGTGCTTTACTTGGTGATACACCTTCTTTTAATAATTTATCGTATGCACGTATATCTCTTAAATATGCTTGTGACCTACCTACTTTCATAGGTTGTCCAGGTGCTAATGCATTAACAGCAGTAGATATAACAGACCACTTACCTGCTGGTCCTATAGTTTGGAATAATGCATCTAATGCAGCAAATGTCCATACACCATACTGTACATCTCCAGGTTTAGCTCCACCTGGCATAAGACCACCTGTAAGTAAATCACCTATGGTCATCTTCATGTTGTCTTCTAAATGTTCATATTTATATTTTTGTTGTAATTCTTGCCAGATTTGTGCTTCGTTATATGTACGATTATTTACAACTTCTTGTGCTATTTGTTTAGGTGCATTATAACCTGGTGGTACTCCTGCTATAGAAAGTGATGCAGATACGTCACCTGGTAATTCTGGTAGTGTTTCTGCGTATGTTTCTAAATCTTTTTGTATTTGGTCATTTTGTTCAAATATAGATTTATAGTTATCTACTTGTGCATCATCACGATTAACACCACGCAACACATCATAGTATTCATTTCTATCATATAGAAAGAAACCCATTAAGCCTGCCTATTGTTAATAATCTCCAAAATCACTGGTGAAGGATTAATTTGATATATTGCCTCTAATATCGTATCAGTATTGTCTTGTAACTTTGCTGGACCACTACCCTGCCCTATTGGAACACCTTGTGTAGCTGGTTCACCAGGTCTTTCAGTAGGTGCAAATACATTAGGGGTAATAGGCATGTTATTTTGTTTTGGTAGGGGAGCAGCCTGTTGTTGTTCAACAAATGCTTTATTTTGCCCATAATCAGCGTCAGGTAGCCTTCTAAGGGGTTGTTTACTACTTCCTGGTCCTCCATCCGTCCTTTGCCCACCTTGTGGTGTAGCTACAGGTGCAGGATTATTTGGCTGTCTATATCCACCTCTACGATTCTTGGCCATTATTAAACTCCCTAGTTATCAAAACTATTACTCCAGGCATAGGAGTTATTATTTCTAATACATTTTCTGACAATATATCTAGTTCGTCTGTTACACCATATTCGTTATATATAACATCCCAGAACTCTACATCAAAATAATCTTGCATTTTCTTATACTCCGAATGCCTGTGCCATTGTTGGTACTCCACCTTGTCCTCCTAATTGCTGTTGCATCATTTGTTGTTGTATCATAGCTTCTTCTTCAGGTGACATCTGTGGCTCTTGTGGAGTGTAGAACTGCTTCATTATATCTGTGATAGCAGATGGAAACTCGTAAATAGCTATAGCAGCCATTGTGGCTGATGGGTCACCTTGTGCAGACCTAGCTAATATACTGTCAAACAATACTTGTTCAGCTTTGTTCTTACGTATACGTTCTTGTACTTTTGCTATGTTTTCTAAACCGTCAATATTATCTTGTAATGTTTCTACATCAATTACACCAGCTTGTAATAATTGCAATCCAGTCACAATTTTTTGTGGTTCATCAAATCCAGCCATAACACCATAGATACGTCTTGTCTTAAAGTCACCACCTATATCGTTTAATGGTGAATAGTTTTCAGCAAATGCAGAACCATTAAGATAACCAGCCATAGGTTTCTTAGATATACCTTGAGAATAAGATAGGACTACATCCATTTCTAATCTCTTATTATCCATTTGTACCATAGCTGTTTTGATAATATCTCTATATTCAGAAATCATAAGTGACATAGTGCTGTTAAGTTCAGATAGACCTGCACCAGTTACAAAAGAGTTAGGACTTTGTGAATCGTCAGTTACAGGATAACCACCTACCATTCTAAGTTGACGCTCTAATCTATCTACTTGTTGGAACAACTGATAAGGTATGTTGTTCATTGGTTTAGAAACTTGTGTTCCTGGTGCTAGATAGTTAACAGCAAATCTACCTTTACGATATTGTCCTGATTCTATTTCACCAGATATGTTTGTTTCTGTAAATACTGAGTCTTCCATAGCTATAGCTGACATAATATTTATTTTTGCCATCATGCCCATCAAACCAATTACATGGTCATATTGTCCTTTTAGTTGGTCAAAAGATGTTCTCTTCATGA